GGCTTTGATCACCATCACAACCAAGCCCATCAGCGCAGCCCAAAACTTGCGCGAACTCAGTAAAGCTTTCCACTTTGGCATCTTAAGCTCCTTTCTTGTTTATGCAACGTTGTTTTTGAAAAGTGGGCGGTAATCATTCACCCATACCGCTAAGTAGTGGCGTACCTTGAGTCGATGTTCATCGTTGGTGAAAACGGCCGGCGAAAGCTCGTCCCCAGCTACAAAGATCTCCGGCATGAGCCCGAAGCGCTCGCCGACAAAAATCGCTGGCACCACGCGCGGGTCGCAAGCTGCTGCCCAGTCGTTATCATCCGCCCAATCCGGCACTACTACCGGTACGGCGCTACCCTTGAGCACGTTATCATAAACGTAACCCGATTCGCGCACGAGCGCTCCACTGCATAGTTCCAGGGCGGTCTTCTGCAGCGCGCGTGGCACTAAGATAAATTTTGGGTTGACGGCTAACATAGGGCCTGTGCCGCGTAGGGGAGCAGAGTTCTTGATGAGCATAGGTTGACGGTAAACTTTGCGGCAGGTCTGGTCCCAAGCGTCCGCACTGAGTGCGCTGGTGCCCAGGTTGGCATGCCCGCCAGCCGTAGTTACGGCTGTGGCATTGAAGAGCGCGCCGCCATCAGCCATGGTCGCTCCCACGCCGCCGTTGGCAGTGAAAATCTGCGCCACGAGCTTGGAGATCTTGCGCATGCCGGCGGTCGCCAACTCTCGTGCATAAGCGCGCAGTTTGCGCGTTTCATCGCGGTCGATCAGCTCTAACGTGAGTGGGATATAGCCGCCATACTTGGTGAAGCTCGCGGTCTCGGGCGAGTCACCCACTTGCAGCTCAGTGTAGCTGGCACCTTCCGCCACCGCGGGCAGGTCACCCACGGTGCCGATCAACGTGCCGGTGATATCATGCAGGCTGTTGAAGTGCTCCTGCACAGTGATATCTTTCCACCAGTCGTAGCCGGCGCGCCCTAAATCTTCCCAGGTGTTGGTTACAAGCTTATTGAGCGCATTCTTGACCAGACCACTAAAATCGGCGGTGGTGGCAAGCTGTGCCCGCTGAGGGTAGTATCCGCCGTGCAGCTCGTAGTCACCCGTGAGCGTCAGATACAGCTCGCGGATGCCGTTCAAGCGCGGTGCGGATGCATTCTGCAAGCGCTTCTCCCGCGGCACGCCGAAAAGGTCATCCACAGCCGCCTGCAGGCGTTCCTCGGGGGTGAGCATGCCTTCGATGCGCGCCGGCCCTTGCACAGCGCTCCCCCCATTGAGGTCAGCCAGCATGCCTCTAGCCTCGCGGATAGCCGCTTGCAGCTCGCTGGGTGCAAAGGTTCGATCCTGGAATTGCTGGCGGATACGCTGGCTTACCGGCGTCGGCAGGCTGCTTTGCGCTAAGCTCGCATCCAGCACCATCGCGCTCATCTGCTTGCGCATGTCGCGTAGCTCAGCCAGCTGGGCTTGCAGCGCTTGCGGGCTTTCGATAGTAATCTCAGCCAACTCTGCTTGGCTGGTCAAAGTTTCATTTGGGTTATCTTCTAAATTTTGCATCAAAACATCTCCTTTTAGTTTTGGCGAAATGCCAATTTGGTTGAGCGCACGCAGGAACATCCCGCCGCGCGCCGGGTTATAGACCAGGTCCACCGAAAAAATCTTGAGGATTTTCTCCACGCGGTGGTCCTTTCCGTTGAACAAAATATCGGCTGAAAAACCTACGCGCACCGCGGGCTCGTCTTTCTCCTCCAGCACCTGCCTGCCAACCTTGGTCAGCAACTCAGCGGAGGGACCAAAGGCATGCAGCTCAGCGCGGATGCCCTGCGCACGTTCGTCCCAGCTCACCTTGCGCAAAATGCCGGCGATATCCCGCACCGAGCGCGACGTCCAGTCGTGATCCACAAAACAGTTCACGCCTTCCCACAAGCCCAGCGACTGGCGCAGCACCTCCGGCGGGAACTCCCAACCGTTGGCTGCACCGGCTGTAATCGCCAAAATTTCAAAGCGATCTGGGCTGAGGGCTTGGGCTTCGAGCGCTAAGCGTTCGCGGTATTCTTCTCGGGTTTCCGTGTCAAGTTCGTTCTCTTTCACAAATTACTCCTCTCATTGTCAGGTTTTCCGAATTTGCCTTTCTTCCAATGCGGGCGATAACCTTCTCATGCTTCTACATGGCTGCCTCCCTCACCTAAAAAGCGATATATCAAGCGCAGCATTTCCTCTTGGTCAATCAGACCTTGCGCATAGAGTGCCTGCGCTACCTCAGCCACCTTGCTGCCGGCTTCAGCTAAGGATTGGTTATCGCGTGCGGAAATGTCCCCAGCTAAGATGCGAATCTCAGCTTGCGGATCGACGCGCGGGTCTACCAGTGCCCGGCGGCTGACCGCGGCGTGCAGCAAGTCAGCCAGCATCCATTGCATAAAGCACTGGCGCTGCGCAAAGCGCTGCAAGGTAGCACTATCGGCTGCCTCTGCTGTGGTGCGCGTGCTGGATTCGGGCTCAGCCAAAAAGTGCAGCGGCAACCCAGCGCCAGCGGCAATCATCTTCTTGATAGCTAAGCCGTCGCTCGCGGCGTCCAGTGCTTCTAAGTGCGGCGAGAGGACTGTCCACTCCTCGTTTTCGTCGGTCACCAACACCGAGCCAGGCGCGGGCGGGTTGGCAGCTAATTGCAGCTGACGCGTGGAACGGGCAGATTCGCTGGCAAAGCGCGCCTTGACCACGTACATAAAGGCGTTACGAAAACGGTTGAGGCGCACGCGGTCTTCCAGCCAGGCAGCGTAGCGCGAAAGCCAGCGCAGCACAGGCGCCAAGTCCGGCTCGCCCCATTGCGCGCCCGCCGGCCGGTTGATGGCATAGTGCAGCATCACCGGCTGCAGCTCCAGCGTGCCTTGCCAGGGAGCATAGGCTGGGTAGCGCGTCACGGCACCTTCGGCATCCGGCCGGGTGAAATACGCTACCTCCTGCTCCACGTCGTTGGCGCGGGACTCGATGCGCTCGATATCCGCCGAAGGCACCACGCGCAAGTAAGACATACCGCTCGGGTCCATCGAAAGCAGTAAAAAGAGGTTGCCGCTGCGCGCCAACTCATCCGAAAGCTCGCTCAAGCGTGCATCCATACGGTTGAGCGGGTGATGCCAAAACTCCTGCAAAAAGGCTTGCGTGGCAGCATGCTCGCAGCGCGGAGCCATTCCGCCGCCCGTGACGTACTGGGTGGTCAGTTCCACGATGCGCCGCGCCAACGGGTTGAAGCGCCAGGCATCTAAACAATCTGCCATCACTTGCTGCCGATCAAAGCTGTGTCGGTCGCGCGGCAAATCGCCTAAGGAGCTGGCACCCACAAGGAACGTGTTTTCATCTTCCGGTAAGCTCATGTGCAAGCGCATGGGCATTGGCTTGGCTTGATTTTCCGCCTCGTGTGAAGTTGGATCCGGTGCGCTTTCAAGCTCGGTGGTGGTGCTGTTTTGCCGGCGTAAGAAATTAGGTAAGGAAATACGCTGTGTCTGTGTCATTTCAAATTACCTCCATAGCAACGGATTGTTCTGCTGTGATTGAATTAAGTTGAATTTTCCTGCACGGGCAGGCAAGCCCATCCAGCGGACAAACTCTTGCCGGCTGCTTTTCTGCGCGTCCGAAATAAGCCATGAGTTCTGCCCGCGTGCCGTTCCAGCGGTCATAATCCATGTACCAACCGCTGCCGCCGATGGCTGGCGCGCGCTCTGAGGTCTGATGAATGCGCCAGACGCTCAAACCCTCGGGTAACCTTGGCGGGCAGGGGAATTCGGGCGTATAGGCTGGGTAGCTGCGCCGCGGTAAGTATTGCGCCAGCCACCAATCGAGCTCCGGAAGGTCGCGCAGGCTGAGGTGTTCATTCACCCAGCTGGCACGCGAATACACCAGTGGCAGCCGGCTAGTCTCCGCCTGCAAAATCTGTAGACACTCATTAAGCGTTTGGGTGATCTTGCTGCGCGTCTGGCCGTGGTCTAATTCTAGGTCCAGCACCAGGCGCACACTCGCCAGGTCCACACCCGCCAAGATGCGTAGGAAGCTGTCCATCTGCCGGCGGGCGGATTCGCCAGGGAAGACGACGTGATAGGGCAGGATACAGACGCCAATACGCTGTGCTTCAGCTAAGTAATACGAAAAAGCTGGGTCCCGATAGCCCCAGGACTGCCCCGCGCGCATGGCGATGAACTCTACGCTCGGCTGATGGGCTGCAATTAGGTCAAAATTCGGCCGGCGCCGGCCATCGGCGCTGCAGTTATAGACCGAAAGGTCTATGCCCAAAGGGTATTGCTGATTAGTCGTGAAATATGTCATCTAAAAACCTCCATCCATTTCTTTGATTGGGTCAGGCGCTGCGATT